ATTTAAAAAAAACATTACAAGGCACAACTATTGGAGGTGGCATAGATATATATGATGATCCTGATGTTTCTGTGCCTAAAGCAAGTTTAAATATAAAAAAAGGTAAAACAACTATTTCTGGTGGAGCTGAAAAGCCTTTTTTAAAAAAAGAAAAAGGTAATATTCCTAGCACTCTTTCATTAGGCTTAACTAGAGAAGGTGAAAATTCATCACTAAGTGTTACAGGAAGCAAAACTGGAAAAAGTAAGAATATTGGTTTTAGTTTTTCTAAGTCATTTAAATCAGGAGGATTAAAAAAATGGTTCGATCAAAAATGGGTAGATATTGGAAGCAAACGAAAAGATGGTTCATACGCACCGTGTGGCCGTTCAAAATTAGCAGCAGATCAAAAACGGAAGTATCCAAAATGCGTCCCTGCTGCAAAAGCAGCAAGAATGACAGACTCTCAAAGGAAGAGTGCCGTTGCTAGAAAAAGAGCTAAAGCTCAAGGAGTTGGAGGTAAACCAACAAATGTAAGCACCTTTACCAAGAAGTATTATGGTGGTATGATAGAAACTTAAGGAGAATTGATATGTTAAAACCAGTGAATAAAGAAAAAAATCCAGGACTTGCAAAGCTACCTGAAAAGGTAAGAAATAGAATGGGTTTTGCAAAAAAAGGTAAAATGACTTACGCTAAATCAGGTACTATGTCTACAAAAGATGATGATAAAAGAGATATTAGAAAAGTTGAAGAAAAAATTGGAGCATCAAAAAGTTCTAGAAGAGAAATGGGAAGAAAAAAAATGATAAAAGCTAGAGTTGGCAAAATGATTGATGATGTTGAAGAATTAGGCAGAGTTGATGCAGAAAAAGCTAGAAGTAAAAAAGGTAAAAGAAATCTTAAAAGCGAAAAGAAAAGATTAGTAAGAGAAATTAAAGTTGAAAAAGCTTCAATGGGTAAATCAGTTAGAGGTTATGGAGCTGCAAGAACTTCTGGCATGGGCTTACAAGATGAAAGTTTACCACCAGGAAAATCTTTAGATTATTATAAAGATTTAATGTAATGAATTATGGCAACGTCAGGAACTACAACATTCGATCTTCAAATCGATGATATTATAGAAGAAGCATACGAGAGATGCGGTATTCGAACTAATAGTGGTTATGACATAAGAAGTGCAAGACGTAGTTTAAATTTATTATTTTCTGAATGGGGTAACAGAGGTATTCATCTCTGGAAGGTTAATTTAAATCAAATACAATTTGTTGCTGGTGTTGCAACATACTCTGTACCAACTCAAGTAAATGATGTTATGGAAGCTTACATTTCATCAACTGGTGCAATTAACGCTACACTCGGCACTGCATTAACTAATTCAGCAACTACAGTTGCGTTAGTAGATGCGTCTGCTTTAGCTTCAAGTGGTACTATTAAAATTGGTTTAGAATTTATTACTTACACTGGAAAAACTAATAATGATTTAACTGGAGCAACAAGAGGTGCTCTTGGTTCTTTAGCAGTAGCTCATGCAGCTGGTGTTCCTGTACAAAATATTACTGGACAAGGAACTTCTTCTACAAATGATATTGCACTTACAAAAATAGATAGATCAGCTTATTCAGCTTTGCCAAATAAATTAAGCACTGGCCAACCATCTCAATATTTTGTTGATAGACAAACTCAACCTACAATAAGTTTATACTTAGCTCCAGATGCATCAACTTTTACTACTTTAAAATATTATACAATTGATAGAATTGAAGATGCAGGTATTTACACTAACAATCCAGATGTACCTTTTAGGTTTTTACCTTGTATGTGTTCTGGTCTTGCATATTATTTATCACAAAAAAAATCCCCAGATAGAATACAATTATTAAAACAACTTTATGAGGATGAATTATTAAGAGCTCTTAATGAAGATGGTTCAAGAACTTCTGTTTATATTTCTCCTCAAACATACTTTGGAGATGGAGTATAATGAGTTACGCAAGTGGAAAAAGATCATTAGCTATTTCAGATAGATCAGGTCAAGCTTTTCCTTATAGAGAAATGGTAAAAGAATGGACTGGTGCTTTAGTACATATATCTGAGTTTGAACCTAAACATCCACAACTTGATCCCCCTTATCATAAAGCAGATCCCGTTGCCTTAAAAAATCCAAGAGTACAAAGATTTCAACAACCTACAAATAGAGATGGTGTTCTAGCAGACTCTGGAGGAACTACTGTTGGTATTGCTAATTTAACTTTACCTGGAGATTTTGCATTTAGAACACAATATATAGAAATTATAAGAGATGGAGTTACTACTGTTATGCATAGTATGATTCCAGAAGATCCATCTTTACAAAATAGAAGAAGACAATTAAATTCTAATTTAGGCTCTGTGGAGGTAAGTATTACGTAATGGCTGTAACTCATGCAAATTTTTTAACACAAGTAAGAAATTATACTGAAGTAGATAGTAATGTTCTTACTGATGCAATTATTCAAGATTTTATAAAATCAGTAGAATTAGATATTGCTGGTAAAGTAGATTATGACGATTTAAGAAAATACGCTACTTCTAACTTTACAGCTGGAAATAGATATGTAATTTTACCTTCAGATGCTATCGTAGTTCGATCTGTCCAAGTAATAGATAGTAGTAATAACAGAACTTTTTTAGAAAAAAGAGATACAAGTTTTAT